CAAATTGGAACTTCTCAATGGCTTAACACCCATCAACAAGAAGCCTTCATATCCCACACTTTTAGAACCCAGTTTTTTAACACTGCTCAATTCATGTGGCAACAGCAAACCTTGTCACGTCCAATTAGCCGGAAGGACTGTGCTCAATTTGTCACAGTTCGCTTTCTTAATTCTGGAGGTCAATGATGACACTACTTGACATAAATCATGTGGACTACTGTTACAACGAAGGAACGTCACCTACTATTCATAACATTAGTCTAACTGTCTGTCCGAATTCAACAACTGTCATTATAGGTCCTTCAGGCATTGGCAAGACCACATTATTAAACTTGATCGCCGGTTATCTAAAACCCAGTCAAGGAACTTTAACCATGAACGGCAAATCAATAACAGGGCCATCTTGGAAGCGCGGCGTTGTTTTTCAAACAATGGCTCTTTATCCTTGGTTAAATGTCCGTGATAACATTTTGTTTGGTCCAAAAATGCGTCATCAATCTTCAGACGATTTTACCATGCTATTAGAAAAAGCTGGATTAACTCATTATGTTAATCGCCCAATTTATACACTCTCAGGTGGTCTGAAACAACGCGTTGCCCTTGTTCGCGCGTTCATCAACCATCCTCCGTTACTCATGTTAGATGAATCGTTTGGAGCTCTAGATAACCATACACGGGCAGAGATGCATACACTATTGTTTGATCTCTGGCGTGCTACTCAAAATGCTATGATTATCATCACTCATGATATTGATGAGGCGCTACGGCTGGCAGAACATCTGGTATTGATGGATCACGGTGAAGTGGTGCAGCAGGGCAATCCGCTGACGATGCTGACTCGTCCGGCGAATGATTTTGTTCGCCAGTTTTTTGGACGTAGTGAACTGGGTGTGCGCCTGCTTTCGTTACGTAGTGTGGCGGATTACGTGCGTCGCGAAGAACGTGCAGAAGGTGAGGCACTGGCAGAAGAGATGACGCTACGCGATGCGCTCTCCCTGTTTGTCGCGCGGGGATGCGAGGTGCTGCCGGTGATGAACACGCAGGGCCAGCCTTGCGGCACGCTGCATTTTCAGGATCTGCTGGTGGAGGCGTAAACGTATGAAGATGTTGCGCGATCCGCTGTTCTGGCTCATTGCTCTGTTTGTGGCACTGATTTTCTGGCTGCCTTACAGCCAGCCGCTGTTTGCTGCCTTGTTCCCACAACTGCCACGCCCCGTTTATCAGCAAGAGAGTTTTGCAGCTCTGGCACTGGCTCATTTCTGGCTGGTGGGAATTTCGAGTTTGTTTGCGGTGATCATTGGTACTGGTGCCGGAATTGCTGTCACTCGCCCTTGGGGCGCGGAATTTCGTCCACTGGTGGAAACTATTGCCGCCGTTGGACAGACTTTTCCGCCCGTTGCAGTGCTGGCGATTGCCGTTCCGGTGATCGGCTTTGGCCTGCAACCGGCGATTATCGCCTTGATCCTTTACGGTGTGCTACCCGTCCTGCAGGCGACACTTGCCGGGCTGGGATCGATTGATGCCAGCGTGACCGAAGTTGCCAAAGGCATGGGAATGAGTCGTGGTCAGCGACTGCGTAAGGTCGAGCTACCGCTGGCGGCTCCGGTGATTCTGGCGGGCGTGCGAACTTCGGTGATTATCAACATTGGTACGGCGACGATCGCCTCAACGGTAGGGGCCAGCACGCTGGGTACGCCCATCATCATCGGGCTTAGCGGATTTAATACCGCGTATGTGATCCAGGGGGCGTTACTGGTGGCACTGGCGGCGATCATCGCAGACCGCCTGTTTGAAAGGCTGGTGCAGGCGTTCAGCCAGCACGCAAAATAAAGGTATAACCTGCGAGCATGACGCCACCAATTCCGCCTAACGCCATAAACAGGAACAGGGCGATGACTCCAATTTTAGCTATGCGCATAATGCACTCCTTATGTTAACGAAAGGATTGTACAGTAAAGCGCATTTGTTAACGAATCATTAAATGCCGAGTGGGAAAATATCATGGCCTTGTTCCTGCCAACTGGTGAGTTGCTGCTGTTGGGCGGAGGTTCGATTTTCACCGCACCACACCAGCAATGTACGGCCTTCGAACAGTTCAGGGCGTAGTTGATTGAGCGAGTGGGCGAGGACATCAATGCGCCATCCTTGTTGACTGGCAATCCAGCCCTCCAGCCACAGACGGGTGGTATCCTGAATATTCCAGCCAACCACCAGCGCATCTTTACCCTGTTTTTTACGTGCCGAAGCCAGACAAATGGCAATGTAGTTGATCAGTACGCCGTCGAGGATCGCCAGCAGCGCCTGGAGAGTCGGTTGTTGGCACTGAAGCCGTCGGCGCAGTGGAATGAACAGATGTGTGGTGAGTGTCTGGGCGGGGTAATCCTGACCGCGCTCTTTGATCCACGTTCGCAGGCTATGCAGATTGCCGCTTTGCAGGTAAGTCAGTAATGTTTCTTGCTGATCGCGCCAGCCGTTCTGCACATCAACATTTTCATTACTGAGCAGCATTTTTACTTTGCTGACCTGCACGCCATTGTCGATCCAGCGTTTGATCTCGCGGATCCGGTCAATATCGGCATCGTTGAACAGCCGATGACCGCCGTCTGTCCGTTGCGGTTTCAGCAATCCGTAACGCCTCTGCCACGCGCGTAACGTGACAGGGATTAAGGGTAAACTAACTGATTTTACAAGTTTTTATTTTACCCCACTTTCTTATGGGGCATACATGGGACACTTTCAGATAGTCTTTTGTTAAGGAGTTCTATCTGTTCGTGATTGTTGTCTTTCATCCATGCTCCGTAAACATTGAATACCATTTGTGCGTTTGTGTGGCCCATCTGGCTTGCGATAAAACTAGGATTAGCTCCAGCGGCAAGTGACCAGCATGCATAAGTATGCCTGGATTGGTACGATTTTCTGTGTCTCAGACCTGCGCGTTTTAAGATACTTGTCCATGACTCCCTGATGGAGTCAACCTTATAGTGCGGTCCGGAAAACTGCCGCTGTTTTATTACCTGAGGACTAAAAACAAAAGTGCATTTATGCACAGTACTTCTCCCATATTCCCTCTGCTTTACCTCTACAGAATGTTGCTTTCCAAGCATGGTCATTTCCGCCTGACTTTTAAGAGCATCAATAGCTGGTTGAACCAGATGAATTGTCCTTCCGGTGCCAGCATCGGTTTTTGGTGGAGTGAATTCGCCAAGTTTTGTATAATTCCTACGGATGGTTATAGTCCTTGCTTTAAGATCTATATCTTCCCATGCCAGCGATACCAGCTCCCCGTGACGAATACCCGTGTATACAGCGAGAATCCACAGGTTTTTTGTTTGTTGATGACGGCAAGCCTCAATAAAACGAATAAATTCGTCACGGGTGAGAGGATCTGGTTTTACCTTGGACTTTTTTAAGGGTGCCAGACCGTTAAATGGGTTTCCTGAGGTATAACCATTATCTGTTGCAAATTGAAACATTCCAGCTATGGTTGTCATATAGTAGTTTACTGTGACCACTGAGCGCCCTTTTATGGAAGAAATCTTTCCATTAGAAAGCTTTTGGTAACCGGTCAACAAATCTCTCCTTGCGAAAAGTAAATCCTCTTTTGTTATGGATGAAACCAGTTTTTTCTCACCCAACATAGGCAACATGTTTTTAATTACTGACTGGTAACGATTAAGTGCATTCGCACAAATCTCAATTTTCTTAAGGTCCAACCATTTTTCCGAAAGTGCCTTAACGGTTATCTCTCTTTTTCCCAGACCAAAGTGTTTCAGGTTAGGGGAATTAGGGAACTGTGTGGCGTAGTCGAAACTCCCCATTCTGATTGCAAAACAAACGGAAGTGCGAAGTTCACCTGCGATCTTCCGGTTTTTGGCGGTGTCAGGAACACCGAGGTTTTCTCTGACACGTTTGCCATTATAGTGAAACCATATACGGAGTGATCCTCCATGGTTTTCAACGCCTGTCGGGTATGATACGTTACTCATTAAACCTCCCAGACGTCCAGGAGCATTAACAGGTTAACCGGAACTTGCATTTTTGGCACCTGGTTGTTTCTGGTTTTCGATCCATCGCATAATTTCTTCGATGTTGTACAGGCATTCACTGTAATGCCCAGGATCACCTTCTACAGCGTAATGGCGGTATTCTTTTCCCTGCATCCATGACTTTCTCCTGGCCCGCTCGATGGTGCCGGGCTTTAGCCCTGTTGATGCAATAAGGACTCTCTCCGTACACCATTTGCTGGGGGTTATCTGATAGATGATTGTCTGCATGCCAACCTCATAAAACTTTCATCCACGGCAGTGGCACCACACGTCAAACATTCGCTTCACAACTTCACGACAGTAGAAACCGTCACCATCTTGCGTCAGGTCATAGCGATTGCCGTAACGCTGGTGGACCCATCGTTCAAATGCTTTATTCATTCTTTACTTCCTTTTTATGGCTCGTAATTTTTTCAGGTGCTTTTCCTGCTCAGTATCCGCGAGAATTTTGCGGTACTCCTGGTGGTCAATATGTTCGAACAGGCTGTTGAACTCAGTGATGCGTACCCGCCCGGAGCGCCCGTCCATCCTCCGAAAGAATACCGAGTGAACAGTACTGCGAGTAATTTTTACCGGGTAGCCAGCACTATCGGTGTATATCTGCCCGCGTTGAATCAAAGCGAACATGTGGTTATCCCCATCGACAAATCGAGAACACAACAAACGCTGCTGCGAATACCACCCCCAGAGTTACGATTGCATCAGGCCAGCTCATTGATTCACCTCCTGCGGCGGTTCTGGCAGCGGCATCCAGTGGGTTACCTCCTTGAGATACAGGTCTTCGCCATCACCGTCATCCCAAGTGGGCTTGCCATCATTAAACCAGTCGCCATATACGCCGACCTGAGTGTTGGGGATGTTTGGTGGGTAGTTGTTTTTAAAGTCAGCAGCTAACACATAGCATTGTCGCTCTCCCATTTCTGGCATTCGCTCACTACAGCTTATCCAACTCTCCGGAGTTACCGGAGAGTTGCCAGCCTCATACGCCACACGCATCCAGTGCATAAGCGTTTCAGTGCTCACACAGCCGCAATCAACATCAATTTTGCCGTGCTGCTGTTCCAGCCATTGCTCAAAAGTTAACTTGTAAGTTTGGCTTACAGGTTCTGCACTATCAGCTTCGCGCCGCTTCTGTAGCTCTGCTGCCATCGCTCTCACGACTTCAACTGGTGCCCTTGCCGCAAACTCTATGTTGGTGATCAGCTCATTAAGATATTGCTCGCCTGGATACTGTTTCTTATCGGTTATAGTGGTCATGCTGCGTTTCCTTCTTTCTTATTAACAATTACACCGTCATATATTTCATTAAGGTGTCCTCTTAGCTCCATGCGCCTTAATGCAGATAACATGTAATCGCATTCAACCTGCTTATTCCCAGTAAATGGCTTATCGTCAGAATTACCCCAACAGCAATTACCCCTGGGCCATCCATGTACTTTCCGTACTCTTCCGTTAACAACGTGAAGTAATCCCCAGCCGGGAGGTAAATCCTCAACTGAAATAATTTCCGGCTCACTAATAAAGAATCGCCAGTCGCCCATGCCAAGTGAGGGATTTTTACGGAAACGCTTTTTTCTATCTGCCAACAAGTCAGCACGAGAACACTTCGCCTCTATCAGGCATGATGCTGAATTTCTGAATCCCATAGCATCTGGCTGTTCTCCGGTACTGGTTACAGCAACAAAGCGGTCATGAAAGCAAACCTTGAACCCGTTGCGCTTAAGGAACTTGTACGCAATCTGACAGAGTTCGTGGTGTGTTAACGCCATATCACTCTCCTTTCCCATGAAGCATGGCGGCGCGGCAGGCGTTCCATATTTCGGCAGCAATATCGCGCTCGCTATCGGTTAATTTGTACGTGGAAACATAGCCAGAGAGCATTTCTACGTTTTCCGGAGTTGCTTCTTCCGGCACTACCGGCGCTGGCAAGGCAGCGTGATAGTAGAGTGGCATAGTTTTGTACAGTGGTTCGCCAGGACTTCCGTCAACCTGATTCCATTCTTCAACCCAGGCATCAACAACCGCTTTGCTGGTTGATACATGTTCTTCTGAATCTACATTTTGTCCTGATATACAGAACATAACTGCTTCTGCTTCCAGCGATGCCAGTGCGATTTCATAAGCCCGACGCTCAATATTGTCTCGGACGTCCAGGCTGCCTATACGCTCTTTGATTTCTTTAATCAGTTCTTTGTCGGTTAAAGTGGTCATTTGTTAATCCTCAAAACTTTATGCCCGGGCGCAAAAGCACGCGTTTTGTCTTTGCTTATTCGCCAGCCATCCTTGCGCGCCTCTTTTGCACAACCAGACCATGACGTACCGATATACTCACCGAAGTCTGGCGACTTATATTTGCCATCTGTACACTGGAGGCAGTCACAATAGAGATGCATGGTGTAACTTGCGGCAATAGCCATATCACTCTCCTTTAGTGCGCAAATGGTTTTTCCAGCGGTTTTGCGCCGCGCTGGGCTTTTTGCAAAAACCACAATCCATCATCCCGTAATATTTCATCAACCCCATCCGTCGGTTGCTGAGTCTCACCCACTGCCAGACGCCAGGAGCGTTTCTACGAACTAACAGAATCTTTGCTTTACGGTTGTTGGTTGCCATATCACTCTCCTTTGATGCGAATGCCAGCGACGCGTAATGCGTGTTCTAGGTCAATCAGGTAAAGCCAACTGCCATTTTCTTTAGGTATCATGACATGTCGCTCATCTGCATTTATCGGGTGTCCATATCGAAGGTCGTAGCGAGTCGGTAATTGAACTTCCCGCGCTTCCAGTTCAGCAATACGCTTGCACCCATCAGAGATAACTCCCTCGTAATACTCGCGCTGCTCGTTGAGTTTTGATTTTGCTGCTTCAAGCTCAACGAGCAGCTTCCCAACCGTAAGCGCAATATCCTCGTTCTCCTGGTCGCGGCGTTTGATGTATTGCTGGTTTCTTTCCTGTTCATCCAGCAGTGCCAGCACGGTAGCCGGGTTAGCCTCTGCTATGAATTCAGCGTTTGCATAAGCCTGAGCATCTGATTCAATCAGGCAGTTAACATGACATTCCGCAATCACGCCACCGGGTTCTCCTTTCCATTTTTGACAAACAAAAACTCCTGTTAAATTGCCGTGCTGGTTAACAGATGTATGCCCTACGATGTAGCTTCCTTTAGTTGCTTTCTCTGCCTTTTCACGCAGTGCCTGATAGTTAATCTCGCTCACTCTTCATCCTCCAAGTCGGCAACGGCGTCCATCACATCAGAACCGCGAATAACCTCAAAAGCACGGCAGGCCATTTGAAATACCAGTTGCTCTTGCGGGTGAGGAGACTCCCAATATTTGAAGCCTGGGCGATGCGTGTACCCCATCATTGAATAAAAATCACCAGCAAGCTTAATCGCGGCATCGACAAGCTCTCTGTTAGTCATTCTTTTTCCGCTCACTGGTTGCCTCCTTTGCGAAGCTGGGCGGCTAACTCATCACATATGTGCGTCAAAGAACAAAGTTTGATTGATGGATGTTCGCGCATCATCTCTACCCCCTGCGCCCGCACTTCAGACAGGAAAGCATCGGTGGCTGGCATATTTCCTGTTGCCTTCATTGCTTCCAAAATAACCAGAACGCCATCTCGCCCAATCTCCTCGCAGATAACCTCGGTGCTGTCGCCAACAACATCGCAAAATGCCTGAACTGCTTTACGAGCCAGCGCATTCTCCGCCACCAGCGCCGCGAGATTAGTCTCAAGCTCTGCAATTCGACACATAGCATCAATATTTGTGTCCTCCAGGCGCTTAATTTCACCAAGCAGCTCCAGTGCAACCTTTGGGTTGAACGCGGCAACATGACGAGCGTTGTTCTCTGCATTTTTCTGTCCATCAAAGCCGGTCCATTTGATAACGTCTTCACATCGTTCATCACCGGGCGTGTGCACCGCATAAGTACCAGTATCCGTCGAAATAAATGCGACCCATTCGTCTGGTGTTGCCTTTTCTGCCGCCTCACGCAGTACCTGATAGTCAATTGTCATTCTCGCCATCCTTCACAGTTGTAATCACTACAGCCTTCAAAATCATATGGGCTGTACTGCCAGGTTATTTTTCCGCAATGCGGACAATTCCAACGCACCTTCCCGCTTCGCGACTTCTTTCTTCTGTTCTGCTCTTTCAACCAGTCAGGCATGACCAAACCTGCGCCCTGAACCATTGTTCTGCGGTTAAAGTTATTGATATTGAACGTCCGGCGCTTTGCTGCATCAGCAATGGAAAATGGCAACCAAACTATTCCTGGTTCGTTTTTGTTGGCGACGCTAAAGATGGTCGCTTTACTGAAGTCATCTGTTGGCAATCCACCGTGTTGAAGCCAGTAAACATCATTGCCGTTCCAGCTACCTTTTTTGTAGGCCACATACGCAGTGCAATCTGACTCAATCAGGCTTTCTGTAGGGATGTACTGGCAATCAACGTGCCACACTGCCATTGCATCCACGCTATCCGCGCAAACAGGCTGATCGATATCTCGCCCACAATTCCAGGCTTTTTGGGCTTCTTCCAGCGTGTAAACATGAGCGCGATCGATATCAGAACTGTAACCATTGCCGTTATGGCAATGGAATGAGGCGTTATTACCCACAGTTTCACGCAAGCACATCATGTAAAAACGGTTACTCACTGGATGCCTCCTTGGTGGAGTTGCGCTGCGATGCACGAAAAAAAAGACTCCCGTGTATGACTGTTAAGAGCTGGTGCGAACGCCTCGTTAAGAACGGCGGCATCACAGCCGTCATCAATATAGAGCGCAATTTTTTTCTCCAGGCGCGCTTTGGCTTCCTGCAACTGCATACCCCGGCACGCACGCGGGATATAATCAGCAATTTGAGCGATAGCTTTTTCGTTCTGTTTAAACATGCTTCACCTCGATAGGCTTGATGGTGTCTAACAGCAGTCGGCGGCGCGTATTTTCTGCAAAATGGCGGCGTCCAGTTTCTTTGTGGTAAAACTCGTTTTTGCCAACGACCCACATCCGCTTTGTCTGGTGCAGTTTTTTTACCTGCGGACCGTCTCGGGTGATAACAATTCCTGTATGAGTTTTTATCACGCTCATTTTTTATTCTTCGGTGCTTTCGGCATTACTGCCCAGTGAGTGATATTGACGTTTTCAAGGTCCCCGACCTGAAATGTCCACA